CTTACTGAGCCCATGCCGGCTTGCCCAGCACGGAAGGTGTAGCTGCAGCTGGTGCGCTCGCCGGAGCCTGCTGCACGTAAGTCGTAGGCGTAACTGGCGTGGGAGAAGGTGCTGACGCGGCAATGCCAGCCATTACTGCTTGGTATTGCGGGTGATCGGGTTCGATGACTTGCTTGACGACATTGCGCAGTTCGTCGCGATCATCTTTTTCCACGGCCACCTGAACAGCAAACACGAGGCCGTCGAGGTCGCCGAAGTCGTTGATGCGACGGACTGCTACTGCCTGCGGTGTGTTGTCATTCGGATGCACGCCACGTGCGCTGTTGAGCATCGCGCGGATCGTGGCCCTGCCCATATCCCGCCAGGTGTTGCCCTTGGGGCTCCACAGGCCGATGAGGCCGAAGAATTTGCGCTTCTGGTAGTCACCGGCGACCACCGTGTATTCGCAGTTGAGGTAGATCGAAGACGTGCGCTCCGACTGGGTCGGGGTGCCGTCGTGCCACCCTTGCGACGGATCGGTAAACCCACCGGGGCGGGTGGTTACGCGAACCTTGAGCAGGGTGTTTTGGGGGATCGGTTCGAAACCGTCGTTCTGACGCGGGGCGTCGTTAAAGTCGATAGCCATTTGGAGTCTCCTGATGCGTTATTGGGTGAGCTGGCCGAGGCACTTGGCGATCAGTCGGTCGAGCTTGGGTTCTTCGAAGGGATCGAGCTGTCCGGAGCGATCCTTGGCGGGCAGGCCGAGCGGGTTGTCCTGGTTGGTAACGAACATCCGCTTGGTCCCCGATGGGCTGGGCTGCAAGGTCAGGGTGACCAAGATGTCGATTACTCCTGGAAACTCGGCAGCCGTCTTGCCGCCTTCCAGCTGCAGCTCGTAGGACTTAACCCCCTTGTCATCGACCTTCTCGTTGAGGATGACGATGTAGATGAGGTGCTTGTCCTGGACGTGTTGGAGCACCGAAATGGCATTGACCATCTCGTTGGCCAGCAGGCCATACGCTGCCCTCATGTCCGGGCGGCCCTTCTCGGTGGTGGCTTGAGGCTGTGCCTTGGCCCACTGCAGGCACAGGCGAGAGAGCGCGGACAAGCTGTCGAAAACGACATACTGGTATCGCGCCATCCGCCCCGGGTCGCCGATCTCTTGGCACACGCGCTTGTAGTGAACCTCGGTGTAAGGCTGGCCTACTGCAGCAGTTGGTGAAGGGCCGGCAATGGCGACGACAAGATCGCGAAATTGGTCCCAGGTCTGCGGTCGATAAACCTCCCCCGGCCATTTGGCGATGGACAAATCCCCGTCCTCGATCTCGACGTGGAGCGTCGACTCGTGGGGCAGCGCCCAGATGAGCGAGGTCTTGCCGATGCCCGGGATACCGGCCACGCCGACCTTGATGCTGCGCTTGCGCGCCAGGCGCTCGGTCGCGTTGATGAAAGGCAGGCTCATTGCGCACCCTCCGTTTCGTCATCAACCGTGAGGGTAAAAACCGCCTTGCCTTCCTCGACAGTGCGCGCGGCGGCGAATTGCTGTTGCAGCGTCTGTGGCCAGTTCGTGTACCGCGACTCGGATACCGACAACTTGACGTCGATGTAGTCCTCGACCTTGTCGCCGGAGGAAACAATGCGCTCTGCCATTTCCTTCAGGACCGACTGATTCCAGCTCACCTTCTTGGGCAACTCGAACTTGACGTGTAACGGCCCGTCGCTGATGTGGGCGGTGCCGAAGTCGCGTCCGGATTCGCGCAATGCGGTGCGGGCCTGCTCGCCGAAACGTTGTGCCTTAGCGGCATCGAGCTTGGTGCGCAGTTGTTTGAGGTAGGCGATGGCCTCGTCGACGTGGCCTTCGGACTCCATGAAGTCACGAATCGGCAAGGACACCAGTTGGGCGACCGTCATGCTGGCGAGGTCTGCTGGATAGTGGGTAAGGTCTTTCATGGCCATCTCCTCAACCCGGAACACGTTCGGAGGTCGAGACGTAGAGGTGGCGCTTCTCGTAATCGAGCACGCCGTTCTCGCCGTCCAAGGGATAGGCCACCTTCTTCGAGAACTTATTGAAGACCGGGCCCCGGCCAAGACCGCGCCAGCGCGTGAGCGTCTTGGGGGACATGCCCCAGCGGCTGGCCAGCTCGGCTTCGCTCAGGAAGCGTCGCTCGGACAGAGCAGAGGATTGAGGGGTGGACATCGAGTTGAACCCGACGCCGGAATTGAGGCCCGGTTTGCCGCCGAAGCCTGGGGACATTGCCATTGAATAGGCCATTGCCTTGCTCCTTTCCCGTTCAGGGATTGGGGCGTGAGCGGTGGCCAGTCCTGTACTGGCCGTTAACGCCGTTTCACGCCTTCATCGGGGAAGGCGCTACATCCGGCGTAGCAACAGCTACTTTTGGCGTAGCGGAAAAGTTTTTTTCTCGGCCCTCCGCTAGCCGAGTGACGCGATCAACCGGCGTTGCTCATTCCAGTCGAAGGGCACCTTGGCCCGCAGGATCGCCTCCAGCGACACCGCTCGTGGGAGTGTTCCTTCGTAGGCGGCCTGGATGATGTCCGGGGCGAGAAGCGCCAGCCGCAGCAGTTCGTTGATCGTGGCGCGGTGGATGCCCTCGCGCTCGGCGATTTCCATCGTTGTGGCAACCGCCCCGGTATCGAGCAGTTGCTGCCAGTAGATGCCGCGCCCCATCGCCTTGAGCAGGGGCTGATCCTGCTCGGGGGTGAGCACGGGCGACGCGGTAACGGCAACCGGCTGGCTGACTCCGTCCGGGGCGACGATCACCTTCTTGATGCCCCGCTTCTTGAAGTGGAAAGGCACAAAGGTGGTGATCCGCACGCCGCCGCTGTCCAATGGATGGCGGCGCTCGTGGGGCAACCCGTCGCCGATCAGCTTTTTGGATGACCGATTCACGACGCCACCTCGATTTCCAACAACTCGCCGCCGATGGTGTCCGGCCTCAGTTCCCCTGCCAGTTCGCGCCATCCGGATTCGCGCCAGACGATGTCAACGCCGTCGGAGAGCAACTGGACACGCTCGATCAGTAGATTGACCAGGCGTACCTGCTCGGCAGGGAACAGTTGCCGCCAGACGTCGCCGAGGCGGCGCATGGCCAAGACGGTGGTCGGTTCATCGATCTCCGGGTATTTGTCGCAGACGGCATTCCAGACTCCTTGGATGCTCTCCGGTGACTGGAGCGCGCCCACCAGCAGGTTCACCACCACTTCCTCGATCTGGTCGGCCGGAATCATCCCGGTAGCACTGCTGCGGTAGCCGTACCGCTTGTCCGCCTTGGGGATGTAGTAGCGGTATTTCTTGCCCGAGGGTTTCTTGCTGTAGGTGATGTGGTACTTGCCGCCGTCAGGCCCATACATCAGGCCGCGCAGGAGGGCATCGGTTTTGTGGCGGGTCTGGGTCTTGCCCATCCGCTCGTGCGCATCTTCGGCCAGGATGGCCTGCACCCGATCCCACAGTTGCCTGCTGATGATCGGCTCGTGCTGACCCGCGAAAACTGCGCCCTTGTGGCAGATCTCGCCGACGTAGATCGGATTGCGCAGCAGCTTGGAGATGTACTTCTTGTCCATCGGCGTACCGTTACGCACGCCGCCGTTTTTCAAACGGTTGGGCTTGGTGGTAATGCCTTCGAGAGAGATTTCCCGGACGATGTCGGTGATGGAGCGCACCTCGGTGAATCGCGTGAAAATGCGCCTGATGATCTCGGCATCCTTTTCCTCGATGATGAGCTTTCGGTCTTTGACCTCGTAGCCCAGAGGCGTGTAGCCGCCCATCCACAGGCCCTTGCGCTTGCTGGCCGCGATCTTGTCGCGGATGCGCTCGCCGGTGACCTCGCGCTCGAACTGGGCGAAGGACAGCAGGATGTTGAGCATCAGCCGCCCCATCGAGGTGGTGGTATTGAACTGCTGCGTCACCGAAACGAACGACACCTTGTGCCGTTCGAACACTTCCACCAACTTGGCGAAGTCGGTCAGGCTGCGCGTCAGGCGGTCAATCTTGTAGACCACCACGATGTCGATCTGGTCGGCGGCGATATCGGCCATCAGGCGCTTCAAGGCCGGACGCTCCATGTTGCCGCCGGAGTAGCCGCCATCGTCGTAGTCGTCGCCCACCGGCATCCAACCCTCGGCGCGCTGGCTCACGATGTAGGCTTGGCCAGCTTCGCGCTGGGCATCGAGGGAGTTGAAGGACTGGTCGAGACGCTCGTCCGTGGAAACGCGTGTGTAGACGGCGCAGCGCTTTTTGGTCACGACGGTGTTCATTTCTCACCTCGCTTCGACTTGCCTTTGATGATTCCGAAGAACAGCGGCCCAGACCATTGGGTGCCGGTGATGTGGCGGGCGACGGCGGACAAGCTCTTGTAGCGGCGGCCCTCGTACTCGAAGGAGCCATCGGCCTGCGCCGTCACGCGGTGCTCACGGCTGTCAAATTCGCGCACCAGCACCGTGCCGGGCACGACCTGGACTTCGACACCGCGCTGGGTTTTGATGTTGGACTGGGCTTCGCCGATGCGGGCCATTTGCGTCTGCACCGCCAGCTTGGTATTCAGCGCTTCCTCCTGAATCTTGTAGGCAACGCGACCTTCGACGTAGGCGCGATTGTTGTGTGGTGGGCGGCGTGGGAAATACTTGTCCCAAATCGCCCACAGGTCGTTCATGGCCAGTCTGGGCAGATTGGCGATTTGAGCCGCCAAGGACGGGCCGGTTATTGGGATATTCATTTGCAAACTCCTTCTGTAGAGGGGTTTGTATGAAGGCGCTCGGGTGGCGAGAAGCCAAGTGGAATATCGCCGTCGTGTGGCAGGGTGGAGTGCAGGCGGGCAATGGCTGCTGCAATGATTTCTGCGGCTTCACGCGCCCGCTGGCGGGGGAACATCAATTCGGGGAGAGTTTGTTCGACGGTCATTTCGGCATCCAGTAAAGTAATCAGACCGTCACGAAGAATATGCGCGCAAGGCGGTCGGAGTACCCCGTTTGGGAGCGCATCAACAGGGGTGAGCGAGATTACGAACAAATCTTGATGGCATTTCTGGTCGCCCTCGTGGCGAGCAGTGCTGGTGCCGAAACAATCACGGGCAGGGTGGTCGGCGTGTCCGATGGCGACACGATCACCGTGCTGGATGCCGAAAGGACTCAGTACAAGATCCGGGTGGCCGGGATCGACGCACCAGAGAAGGCGCAAGCGTTCGGTCAGCGCTCCAAGGAATCGATGTCTGCCCTGGTGTTCGGCAAAGACGTCGAGGTGGTGACAAGCAAACGCGACCGTTACGGACGGAACATCGGCAAGGTGATGGTCGCAGAGCCGTCCTGCAGCGCGCGCAACTGCCCCAAGACCCTGGACGCGGGGCTGGCCCAACTCACGGTCGGCATGGCGTGGTGGTACCGCCAGTACGCCCGTGAGCAGTCCGCTGAGGATGCAGGGGCCTACGAACTTGCCGAGCAAGAGGCTCGGAGCCGTAGCGTCGGGTTGTGGCGTGATCCAAACCCAATTCCGCCGTGGGACTGGCGACACACATCCCGCCGTTAGTCAGGCTAGAGAATATTCGTGCGTGGTCGCCTCCATTGACCTGATGTTCATCAGGTCATATATTTGCGCAATCGGCGAGGAGCAATGCCATGAGCAAGCAAAAGACCGAAGGCATTACGGAGCCGCAGGCAAGAACGCTGAAAGCGATCTGCCAAATCCTCGATAGCACGGGCCTGCCGCCCACCGTCAAGGAACTGGCCGAGGCGCTAGGCATCAGCCACGCCAGCGCCCACGAACAGATCGCGCAGTTGGTACGCAAGGGGTATTTGAGGAAAGAAGAAAAAAAGGCACGGAGCATCGTCATCGTGAAGCGCAACGAGTGACAGCGATGCTCTGATATCAACAAGGGGAGTCCTGGATGGGGCATGTTCGGCTTGGGGTACTGCCAAGAACGAGGGCGTGGAAGGAGGTCGTCGAGCTGATCGCTA